CGCAGGTTCTGGTGGTGGAACCACAGACCAAGTGGCAAGAGATACTGCTAATGCTGCATTCATTAAAGCCAATACAGGTACATCAGGAGCTAATAGTTTTGGTGTCATTTATACTGCAAATAATAATACATTTGCCAATGCATCTACAGCCAATGCTCAGTTAAACTTTGTTGGTGAATCTGGTGTATATGTGTATGCCAACTCAATTACAAAAACAATTACGGTTGCTGGAACTCCAGGCGCTCAAGGCATGACTGTGGATTATGGTTATGTTTATGATGCCTTATATTACAGCGTTGATTACGGGACACTATAAATACAATTATGTCAACACAAGTCCAAATACGAAGAGGTAATACAATACAGACAGCAGCCTTTACTGGCGCTATTGCTGAGCTTACTGTAGATACCGATAAGAAAACATTAGTTGTCCATGATGGGTCAACTGCTGGAGGTACACCTTTAGCAAAAGAAAGTTCATTATCAGCTAATGCAATCTTTTCTCAAGCTGCATTTAATCAAGCTAATACATCTTTTATAACGGCAACTTCTGCTGGCATTTATGCGAATGGTGCTTTTGCAGCTGCTAATATTGCAGGTGGAAGTGCTGGTAGTTATGCAAATGCTGCTTTCAATCAAGCAAATACCGCAGTTAACAATGCGTTGTCTGCCAGTAATTATGCAAACGGTGCCTTTACATCTTCCAATACAATACAGACTTATGTAACTAGTGCTAATGCTAATATTAGTTTATTGTTCTCATATGTAAATACAGCAAACGCAAACATTACGGCTGCATTTGCTGCGGCCAATGCATCTACCGCAACTGACGCAACTCAAAATACAAGTATTACTGCTTCATTTGTAGCTGCCAATAGTGCAGGTGTTTATGCAAATGGTGCCTTTGCAGCTGCAAATAATGCCGCTGGTGTTGATTTAACTCAAAACAACTCTATTACGGCTGCGTTTACTCAAGCAAATACCGGTGTTAATAATGCCCTATCAGCAAGTAATTATGCCAATGGTGCTTTTACAACTGCTAACTCTGCAACAAATACTGCAACGGCTGCATATACAAGAGCAAATAATTCTGTCAACGCAAATACTGGTGGCACAATTACAGGTGATTTGGTTGTTACTGGTAACTTAACAATTAGTGGTCAAACAACTTATTCTAATACAGTACAACTCTTAGTCGGTGACAATCTTATCACACTTAATGCTGAGTTACCAACATCAGTAACACCAGTAGAAAATGCTGGTATTGAAATTAATCGTGGTAATACTTTTGCTAATTCATCACTATTGTGGATTGAGGCTTCTGGTAAGTGGCAAGCAAATAGTGGTTCTTCAACTGGTGCTTATTTTCTTGCTAATGAAGCCGTTGTTACAGCTGCTTTCTTAGCTGCCAATTCAGCTGCTACATTATCAGCTGCTACCGATGCGACTCAGAACGCCAATATTACATCGGTAACAAATACGGCAACGGCGGCTTTCTTAGCAGCCAACTCAGCAGCTACATTGTCAGCTGCTACTGATGCGACTCAGAATACCAACATTACCAACGCACAGAATACTGGTGATGCCGCTTTCCTTGCTGCCAATTCAGCTGCTACGTTATCAGCAGCTACAGATTTAACACAAAACAATTCTATAACGGCAGCTTTTAATCAGGCAAACACCGATTTTACCAATGTATCTGTGGCTGCAGGAACTTATGGAAATACAACTCATTATGGTGTTGTTACTGTTGCGGCTAATGGTCGTGTAACCGCTGTGCAAACATTTGTAATGCAAGATCCAAGTGCATTAGCATTCTCAATTGCTTTAGGATAAAAAATGGCAAAACCAACCACAAGAGCTGAGTTTAAAACTTATTGCCTACGTAGACTAGGTTTTCCTGTCATTGAAATTAACGTAGATGATGACCAAGTTGATGACCGAATTGATGATGCATTAGCATTCTTCAATGATTACCATTTTGATGGTACAGAAAAGATTTATATGAAACACCGCATTACTGCGGAAGATATAAATCGCCGTTGGATTTATTGTCCAGATGCGGTTACTTTTGTGACGAATGTATTTCCATTTGATGATTCCAATTCATCAATCAATATGTTTGACTTGCGTTATCAATTACGCTTGCATGATTTGTATGACTTCACATCAGTATCGTATGTGTCATATGAAATTACAATGCAACATATTGCAACATTAAATATGTTGTTCTCTGGTAAACCACAATTTAGATTCAACCGTCATCAAAACAAATTGTTTTTGGATATTGATTGGTCAAGTGACCGTGAAGTGGGTGAATATGTTATCGTTGAATGTTACCGTAAATTACAACCAGACTCTATCACATTAACCGGTACAGTTACTTGTAACACCACATCCAATACTGTGATTGGTACTGGTACAACATTTGACCAAGAGATTTTAGAAAACGATATTGTTCTTATTGGTGGTGAACAGAAACAAGTTAATCATATTCTTTCACCAACTGAATTTAGTTTGTATACTCCAATTTCTTCAAATAAAACTGGAGTTTCAGTAGTTAAAGCTGGTCTGTCCGATGTATGGAATGACCGTTGGTTAAAACAATATGCAACCGCAAAAATCAAATATCAATGGGGTTCTAACCTAAGTAAGTTTGCTGGCATTCAAATGCCTGGTGGAGTTACACTTGATGGTCCTAGAATCATGCAAGAAGCCTTAGAAGAAATCCATAAGATTGAAGAAGAAATGTACACAATGAGTAGCTTGCCTAGTGAGATTTTTGTAGGTTAATAATGGCAACAAATGTTTATTTTAATCCGTTTCCAACCAATCAGATAACTTCCGAGCAACTGCTCGTTGAAGATTTACTGATTGAAGCCTTAAAAATTTATGGCATGGATGTGTTTTACCTCCCCAGGTCTAGTGGAGATGAAGTAGATTATATCTATGGTGAAGACTCAAATAAACAATATACTGCCGCATATCCAATCGAATTGTATTTGGAAAATGTTACCGGCATGGACGGTGAACAAGACTTTATTTCCAAATTCGGTTTGGAAATCCGTGATGAAGTAACATTACTCGTCTCTCGCAGAAGGTTTGCATCAACTGTACCACAAAGAAGACCACATGAAGGTGATTTAATTTATGTTCCTTTGGTGCAGAACTTTTTTGAAATTACTTTTGTAGAACACGAAAACAATCAAGCAATGTTTTATACATTAGGCCGTGGTCGTGGTGCCAATGTCTATGTGTATGCATTGAAACTTAAACAGTTTGTATTCTCCAATGAGTTGGTGTCCACAGGTATTACAGAAGTTGATGACCAAATTAGAGATGCATATTCAAGAACACGTATTACATTGAATACTGGTAATGGTACTTTTGTAAATGATGAAATTGTTTATCAGGGTAATAGTTTGGCAAATGCAACTGCACAAGCTATCGTTCATACTTTTACCAAGAATACACACATTGATGTAGTTCGCACAAAAGGAACATTTATATCCGGTTCAATTAAAGGCAATACAAGTAATGCATTGTGGACAATTAATACTGTTTCTGATACTGCAACTATGAATACTGCCTTTGAAGATGTTGTTGATAATGCTAGAATTGAGGCAGAGGCCGATGGCATTATGGATTGGACGGAAACTAACCCATTTGGTACTGATTAAATATGCTAGGCCATCCACACTTTTATAATAGAACCATTCGCAAAATAGTGGTGGCTTTTGGTTCTATGTTTAATGATATTCAAGTTGTTCGTTACAACAAAGATGTTAATATTCCTGGTCAAATCTTTAAAGTACCATTGTCATATGGTCCAAAAGAAAAATACCTAACTCGTATTACCAGTGACCCCGATTTAACAAAGTCTATTGCAACTATTGTGCCTAGAATTTCTTTTGAAATGACGGGCATGACATATGACCCAAGTAGAAAGAAAATGTCTACTGTTCAAAACTTTGCTTTGGATTCAAATAATAGTTTAGTGAAACAGTATGTGCCAGTACCATATGACTATGAATTTTCATTGTCAATCTATGTGAGAAATACAGAAGATGGTACACAAATTATTGAGCAGATTTTACCATTTTTTACACCAGACTTTACTGTTAGTGTAGACTTTATTCCTTCAATGGGTCAAAAATATGATTTGCCTATTAAATTAGATTCTGTTTCTACAAGTATTGATTATGAAGGTGACATGTCAACTACCCGTTTAATTATTTGGGATTTGACATTCACACTCAAAGGTTATATTTGGCCACCAGTTAAAGCCAACACGGCTCATGGTCTGATTGGTACATACAGTACATCAGCTGGTGCATATGGTTATGCTAAGTCTAACATTTATATTGATACTGATGTACGAGATTCTCAAAAAGTATATGTGAATTACGCAACTGGTAATAATGTTTTTACCACTGGTGAAACTATTCGGGTTGAAAACAAAGACATTACTGGTAAAGTAATTTACTTTAGTAACACAGTCAGTGGTATTTTAGTATTGAGTGATTTGAATAAACTTTTATCAGCCAATGATGTGGTCACCGGTGATTATTCACACGCTAAATACAAAGTAACATCTACAGAAAATTCTAAAGTATTGGCATCCAAAATTGTTGTGCAAGCAGACCCATTAAATTCTGCAGCAGATGACCAATATGGATTTACCGATACTATTACTGAATGGCCTAATACATTGATATGAATAAATTGAACGCAACTCTTTCTGAAGTTTTAGATGTTGAACCCATTGATTCAACAGAACTTTTGCCCGCAACGCCAATTACCAAAGTTGATGATGATGCAGATTTTGCTCGTGATAACATCCGTACATTGATTGAGAAGGGAAACCTTGCAGTTGATGGTATTCTCCATGTGGCAAAAGAGTCTGAGCATCCAAGGGCATATGAAGTTGCGGCCAATCTAATCAAAAACTTGTCAGATTTAAATAAAGACTTGATGGAAATCCAAAAGCGCAAAAGAGATTTGGCGCCACAATCTCAAAGAAGTGGTGATATCAATGTTGATAAAGCAGTGTTTGTTGGTTCAACCACCGAACTGGTCAAGTTTTTAAAGAACAATAAATAAGGATACTATGGAACAATTAATTCAACAACTCAAAGTAATTTTAGGTACCAATTTTGGTCTTTATCTAAAGTCTCACAATTATCATTGGAATATTGAGGGTAATAATTTTCCTCAATATCATGATTTTTTAAACAATTTTTATAATGAAGTATTTTTACAGAACGATTTGATTGCAGAACATATAAGGTATTTGGATGCATATGCACCAGGTTCATTTAGTAGGTTTATGGAGTTATCCGCTGTTGAGGATTCTACAACGGTGCCAGATCCATTAACAATGATGATTACTTTAAAAAATGATAATGACAAATACATTATGCAACTTCGTGCTGGTATTATTTTAGCAGAACAAGCTGGTGAACCTGCCGTTGGCAACTTCTTGCAAGACCTATTAGGTGCTCATCAGAAAAAATCATGGATGCTTCGTAGTATCACTAAATAATTATGGATGCAGGTGGTTACCTAGGAAATTCCAACCTCAAAAGGACAGGCGTTGAACTGTCCTATACTGAGGAACAAGTTGCCGAAATTATAAAATGTACTGAAGACCCGGTCTACTTTATTAAGACCTATGTTAAGATTGTTAACGTAGACCATGGTTTAGTACCATTCAACATGTGGCCGTTCCAAGAGGACATGGTCAAAACATTTCACACGAATCGTTTTTGTATTGCAAAGATGCCTCGTCAGGTTGGTAAAACAACCACGACAGTTGGTTATATGCTTTGGTCAGTATTGTTCCAAGATGATTACAGTATTGCAATTCTAGCCAACAAAGGTTCTCTTGCTCGTGACATTCTAAGTCGCATTCAATATGCATATGAATACTTGCCATTGTGGTTGCAACAAGGTATCATTACATGGAACAAAGGTAACATTGAGTTAGAAAACAAATCTAAGATTGGCGCCTTTGCAACATCCGCAGCTGGTGTTCGAGGTGGTTCTTATAACTTGATTTTCTTGGACGAATTTGCTTTCGTTCCTAAAAACATGGCAGATGAGTTCTTTACATCTACATACCCTGTGATTTCATCTGGTAAAACCACCAAAGTTATTATTGTTTCTACTCCCTATGGTCTGAACCACTTCTATAAGATGTGGGTGGATGCTGAAGAAGGCCGTTCAACTTACAAACCACTTGAGGTACATTGGTCACAAGTTCCTGGCCGTGATGCGGCATGGAAAGAAGAAACAGTCCGTAACACCTCAGAAGAACAATTCAGACAAGAGTTTGAGACAGAGTTTATTGGTTCATCTGCAACTCTCATTTCTGGTTCTAAACTGCGTTCAATGGCATTTTTCAATCCAATCTTTGCGGAAGAAGGACTGGACATGTATGAGTTACCTCAACAAGGACACATGTACATTGGTACAGTTGACTGTTCGGAAGGCGTTGAGCAAGATTACTCCACTATAAATATCATTGATGTGACACAGGTGCCTTATAAACAGGTGGCCAAGTATCGCAACAATAAATTACCATTGTTATTCTTTCCAACTATCATATACTCCATCTGTAAAAGATACAATGAGGCATATGCTTTGATTGAGACTAACAATGTGGGACAACAGGTTGTTGACATTCTCCATTATGATTTGGAATATGAAAACATCTATAAGTTAGAACACCACCATATTAAAGGTCAAGCCATTTCTGGTGGTTTCAAACGCTCTACTTCTTTTGGTATTAAAACAACTAAGTCTGTTAAAAAGATTGGTTGTGCCAACTTAAAAACTTTGATTGAAAACGACAAGTTGATTGTCAATGACTTTGATACGATTGCTGAATTGAATACATTCGTTAGAGTCAGAGATAGTTATGAGGCAGAAGAAGGTAATAATGATGATTTGGCCATGGGTCTGGTGCTATTCGCCTGGTTGGCGGCACAGACATATTTTAAAGAAGCTACTAACATTGATATCCGTAGATACATGTTGGAAGAACAAAATATGCTTGTAGAAGAAGACTTGGCACCAGTTGGAATCATAGATGATGGTCGCCGTGAAGAAGTCCTGGTGGACAGCGGTGATGTGTGGACTGAAAGAGGCTATCTATCCTCAAGATTCTAAAAAACTAAATAGAGTATTAATTATAAATATAATTGACCCAATAACAATAAGGAGAAATCCATGGCATTTCAGCTATCACCTGGGGTAAATGTATCAGAAATCGACCTGACTACAATAGTCCCTTCCGTTGCCACTTCAATTGGCGCTTTCGCTGGACAATTTGCTTGGGGTCCAGTTGGTGAAGTCATTACCGTTTCTGACGAGGTTCGCCTTGTCGACCGTTTCGGTAAACCTGACTCTACAAATTATGAATACTGGTTCTCAGCCGCAAACTTCCTAGCTTACTCAAATAACCTCAAAGTAGTTCGTGCAGCTAATACTACTTCAACATTGAATGCTACCGCTAACGGTACAGGCGTGTTGATTAAAAACCAAGATGACTATCTTGATAACTATTCTACTTCCGATTCTGGTCGTGGTATCGTTACTGCAAAATATGCTGGTGATTTAGGTAACACACTTCGTGTTTCTATTTGCGCTTCATCTGCTGCTTACTCATCCAACTTAACAGTTACAGATTCTCTTAGATCCAATGCTGTTGCTTCTGGTGAAACTGTTATTAACATTAATGGTAGTGCCAATGCTGCAGCTAACTTGCAGTCTGGTGATTTAATTTCTGTTGACGGCGGCACAACTTATATCCGTGTTGCATCTGTTAATGCTACTGCAATTATTGTTGCATCTGCACCAGGCGTTGTAACTGTCAATACTTCTATCTTACGCAAATGGCAATATGCCGACCAATTTGGTGTTGCACCAGGCACTTCTGATTACGCAACTGCCGCTGGCGGTTCTAATGATGAGATGCACGTTATTGTTGTTGATGAAGATGGTAAATTCTCTAACGGTGTTGCTAACACAGTTCTTGAAAAATTTGCATTCGTTTCAAAGGCATCTGATGCTAAGTTTGGCGATGGTGCTACAAATTACTATGCTAACGTATTGAATCAACGCTCACGCTATGTGTGGTGGACTGCTCACGCTTCTGGCAATTCTGGTTGGGGTACTGCTGCAGCAGGAACAACATATGATGCTGCCAACGGAATGAGAAATCCTACTTATCGCTCATTAGCTGGTGGTGCAGATGGTACAATTACTGCTGGTAACCTCAATACAGCTTATGGTTTGTTTGCTAACCCTGATGCAGTCGATATTTCATTGATTGTTTCTGGTCCAGGTAATGCAACTGTTGCTGGTTATTTGATTTCTAGCATTGCAGAAACTCGTAAAGACTGCTTGGTATTCTTGTCACCAACTAAAGCATCTGTTGTTGATAACATTGGTTCTGAATCTGCTGCAGTTATCACATACCGTGATTCATTGACTTCATCTTCATTCTCTGTTATCGATTCTGGTTACAAATACCAATTTGATAAGTACAATGATGTGTATCGTTGGATTCCATTGAATGCTGACATTGCTGGTACATGTGCTCGTACAGATATTGAACGTGACCCATGGTTCTCACCTGGTGGTTTCAACCGTGGTGTAATCAAGAATGTTGTAAAACTATCTTGGAATCCAACTAAAGCTGAACGTGATAACCTTT